CCCCTGCGCGAACGCTATGTACAGCGCCTTGCCGTCCGCGGTGTCGGGGTCGCCCCCGAGCACGACGGCGGGCTCGCCCGCGAGCATCTTGGTCTTGTCGAACTTGTTGTGCTGCCCGCGCCTAAACTGTATGGCCATGTGCTACCTCCTTTTGGTTAGACGATGAAATACGTCGCGTAGAGCAGGAAGGTCGTGTTCGCGGGCACCGAGTTGGACGGGGACGACCCGTACTGCGCCACGTGCGTGAGGTATAGGGTCTGCTGTGTGCTGCTGTTGACCGTGCGGAACGTCGCGCTGCCGTAGCTCCCGCACGCTCCCGTTGCCATGACGTACGGCGCCGACGGGCGGCGGTTGCCCACGAGGTGGCCTACACTCCAGCTCGACGTCGGGACTCCCTGCGAGTTGAGCGCGATCGCGTTGTTGTTCTTGAACGTGATGCGCAGCGTCGCCATGTTGCCCCACAGCTCGAGCCTGAACAGCGACACGGTGATGCCGCTGGACGGTTCGAAATACCCCGTCGCGCTCGTGATGGCCAGCGGCCCAGCGCACTTCGTGCTCAGGTTGTAGCCGAGCACAATCTCGTCGTCCACGATGCGGATGCCCTTTTGGGTGCCCTCTGCGCCGTCGAACCCCTCCGTGGCGATGAGCAGCTCGTGCGTGCTCTCGTTGTAGCGGATGCCGCCCGAGCTGCCCAGGACGATCTCTGAGCCGTTGCCCGCGTCCCAGTCGCCGTTGAGCATCAGGCGCCCGGGGGTCAGCTCCGAGTAGCCGGGGCCGTGCATGACCCTTATCAAGCCGCCGAGCAGCATCGCGCTCATGGCGTCCGAGCCGTCGGACGGCTGCGCGGACACGGCGATGGTGCCGTTGCCCGTGTCGGGCTGCTTGTAGACGCGCACGTTCGTGACGGTGAAGCCCGCGTCGGTGCTGTAGCTCGTCGTCCACCACCACGTGAACCTCACGTATGCGGCAGTCATCGTTACCGACGTGCGCACCACGGCGGCGTACCTGTAGGCCCCGCCGACGGTGCCCAGGAGCGTCGGGTGCGCTTGGTACGACCCCGTGCCCGACCCGCCGCTGGAGAGGAACACGCGCAGGGAACCGGGCAGCACGGTCGCGCTCGTGAACGTTATCACGTACGACTGGCCAGCGACTATCCCGCACGTCTTCGAGCCGTGCGGGCTCTGGCTGCCGCTCACGTTGATGGAGTCCTCGGAGATGAGCACGGGCAGCACGCACGACGTCGACTGGGTTCCCGTGTCGAGGTCCCAGTACACGAGGCCCGAGCTGTCCGTGATGAGGCCCGTCTGCAGGTACGACGCGTTCACGTACAACTGCCCGTCGTGCATGAACAGACCCTCGATGGCGCCGTTGTTCGTAAGTCGGTTGAAAATCTCCGTCTGCTTGTTGGCGCCGTTGAGAATCAGGTCGATGGCGTCCGCCTTTGCGCTCGCGGCGTTTGCGGCGGTCTGCGCAGCCGTCGCGGTGCTGCTCGCGGCGCTTGAGGTCTCGTTCGCCCCGTTTATCGCCTTCGCGAGCACTGGGTCGGTGTACGTCGTCGTGCTGTCCGTCCACGTGATCTTGCTTCTCGTCCATATGTACTTGCCGCTGGACCATGCGGGCTGCGTGGTCGACCAGCTGCCGCCCGTCTGCGTGGTGGAGCTGTTAGAGAGGTAGTACTGCTCCACGATCGCGGACGCGCCGACACCTTGGTCACCCTTGACGCCCGGGTCGCCCTTGAGCGCGAGCGACCACGAGAAGACGAGCGAGAAGCTCTTGCCGTCCACCGTCACGGGGACGGTCAGCGTGCCGTTGCGCGTGGTCAGCGACGTGGTCACGGACACCTTGAAGTACGCGCTGGTCGTGCCGTTGCTGTACGTCGTGACGCTCATGCCCGTGGGCGCGCCAGTTATGGAGCCGATGGTCGCCGCGATGCGCGACGCGCCCTTAAAGGCCACCACGCTGGACGTCGTGTTGCCAGCGATGGCCGCGGACATGTCGGCCGCGAACGTGTGCGACTCGTTCGTGAGCAGCACCGTGTAGGCGTCCGCACCGCTCGCGCCTGTGCCGCCAGTAGCGCCATCTTGAGCGATGGGCACTGATTGGACGTCCAGCACCGTGGACGTGCCGCCCGCTAGGTAGAGCGTGCAGCGCACGATCTTTGCCGTGCTGGTCGGCGAGTACGACTTGCTGCTCTCGTTGGAGCTGCTCGTGTACTTGCTCGCCCAGCTCGTGCCGTCGTACTCGTCAATCTTGAATCGCCCAGCGTAGGCCGATGGGTTGCCCGTGCCCTGCGCCCTCGTCGCGGAGAACGTGATGGACGACGGCGAGAGCGTGCCGCCCTCCGTGCGCACAAGCGCGGTTGGCGTCGCGTTGACCGAGTAGGCGTACGCGGGGTCGCCGTCCGTGCCGACGTAGGTCTTCGTGATCGCGGTCTTGGAGTCGCTGTAGGTGGTCTTGCACCAAAGCCACTGGCCCTTGGCGATGCTCGTAGGCACCGTCTGCGACCAGCTGGACGGCTGCGTGGACGCGCTGCTGCTGAGTCCGTACTCCACCTTGGACACGGTGACGCTCGAACCGGGGGCGCCAGGCGTGCCTGGCTCGCCCTGCGGGCCTTGGATTTGGCCCACGTCCTCCCACTCGCTGCCGTTCCACACGTAGAGGTCGCCCGCGACCATGTAGGCGTCGCCCGCGCTGCCCGTGGGGTGAGCCGCCTCGAGCTGCGCGAGCGTGTCGTAGCTGCCCAGGATGGTGACCGAGGTGCCGTCGTGGCCCTCGCGCCCCGATATGCACGTGGGCGTGCTGTAGGTCGTGCCGCTCGCGTTGGTGGTCGCGGTGCGCTGCCAGATGTAGTAGCCCTCGCGCCACGTGGGGGCGGTGGTCGACCAGCCAGTGGACGGCGCGGTGGTGCTGCTCTGGTTCTGGGCGTACTCCACGTCCACGTCGGTGATGGTGGCGTCCACGTCTTGCAGGAGCTTCGACACCTTGCGCCCGCCGATGGTGCCCGTCGCCGCGAACTGGTAGTCGCCAGTCACGAGGTCCCAGAAGTTGTAGCCCTGCCTGTCGCGTATCTCGCCCGCGGTGATGTAGTCGGCGTCCAGCCCTATCGTGTAGATGCGCTGCAATATCGCGTTGCCCGTGGCGTCCAGCCCGTAGGGGTACGTCTCGCCGCCGTCGGTGCTCACGGCGAACGCGTTGGCGGTGAACTTCCACACGATGGTGGACTCCGCGAGCGTCTTCTTGTCGTGCGCGTAGTAGATGGTGGAGCCGTCGGGCTGCGGCTCGCTGGTCATGTACAGGCCAGAGGACGTCGCCACCAGCTCCGCGAAGCGACGCACGGCCACCTCGCGCGCCGTCTTCTCGGCCCGCACGAGCTTGCGGCCCTCCACGACGGACAGCGTGCGCACCGCTGCGGACTCCGCGCTGTTGCGCGCGGGCGTGGCCGCGTCGCACTTGACGTTCGCGTAGCCGCCCGCCTTGTACGTCATGGTGGTTATCCACGAGCGGAACGTGCGCGAGCGCTGGTCGGTGACCACGAGGGCGTCGCCAGCCTGCCACGCGGGGGACGCTATGCCGCTCGCCTTGAGCGGGCGGAAGCGCATGCCGACGATGGACGGCCCGATCTGCTGCGCGACGGCCTGCGCCTGCCCGTAGCACACGAGCGGGTTGTCCGCGATCTTGAGGACGTAGCCTGCCGTGCCATAGGTCGTGCTCTCGCCGTCAGCGCCGATGGTGCCGTCCGCCGTCTGCTCGTCCGCCGCCGTGACCTCCACGCCCGTGATTACCACGTCGTCGGTGGACACGGTGAGAGACGTTATCGCGCTGAGGTGGACGTGCCCTGCGCCGCCTGTGAGCGCGCCGCCGTCCAGCGCCACGCCGCCGCCCATGAACCAACCACCGTCCGCGGCGTCGCCGTCCTCGTAGGGGGTCAGCTCGCCGCCGAACGAGCCGCCGTCGCTCCAGCCCTCGTTCTCGAACGTGGACGTGTCGTACCACGCGAGGCGCGGCGCACCGAAGTCGTCGCACGTCACGAAGCAGCCAGCGACCTGCGCCACGTAGCCCAGCACCTTCAGGCACGTGAGGTTCTGCGTATCGGGGCGCGTGGACACGACGTACGACGCGTGGGGGAAGTCGACGCTGGACAGCGTGAGGCCGCACGCGAGGCACGCGTCGCTCGCGATGGTGCGCAGCGTGGCGGGGTAGCTGGTGGACGCCTTGGAGTACGGGACGTCCATCAGCGTGAGGTTGTCGCGGCACTTGAGCTTGATGGTGGAGCCGTACGAGTCGGGCTGCTCCGCGTTGAACGTGCCCATGCGCAGCCACTCGACCCTGCCGCCGTCCAGCTCCTTGCCTACGTACGGCACGAGCGTCGCGCCCGTGAAGTCGTAGGGGTCGAACTTGCCGTCGTAGTTGGCGAGCGTCGCGTCGCACGTGCCCACGATGGCCGCGCCTATGTCGAACGAGCCGCTGGACGAGCTGGACTGCGTGACGTTCAGCCCGCCCATCACGAAGTCCGCGCCAGTCAGCTCGAGCACGGTGCCGTCCGCCAGCCCCAGCGTGGCCTTGAGCAGCACGCGTGTGTTGCGCGCGACGGCCTCGTCGAATGCCGCACTAGTCGAACGCATTGGCTACACCTCTATCAGGTTGAAGGAGAGGGACGAGTAGGTCGCGCCGCCGATGGTCACGCTGCGCAGCGGCGCACTCTTGTCGCCCGTGTAGAACTGCCTCGTCTCGTACGAGTTGGTGAGGGCGTCCAGGTAGCGCACGTAGACGTACTCGGGCTGGAACGCCTGCATGATGAGGGAGATGGTCGCGCCGCCCAGGTTGTCCCACTTGGGGCTGAGCTTGCGCTTCTGCGTCACGCGGTTCTTGTGCATGGTGCAGTTGGGGTCGTTGGTGCGCCCGGAGTCGGACGCGCTCACGTCCTGCAAGCCGTACGTGTAGGACGTGGGCGCGGGGACCTCGGACAGGGTGGACGGGTCGGTGCCCACATAGAGGAATGCCATGTCGCCTCCTTACGTGAAAGCGATGGACAGGCCGCCCACCTCGCCGGTGGACGCGAGCGAGCGGAGCCCGGGGATGGCCGCGCGGGCCAGCTCCGTGGCGTCCACCTCGAGCACGACGTCGCCCGCGCTCTCCGTGTTGCCCGACAGCGCGAGCATGGCGTCGGCTATCATCGCGCCCGCCTCCTCGCGCACGACCTGCCGCAGGAGCGCCTCGGGCGCCTCGATGTTGGTGCCGCTCGTCTGGTCGCCCAGCACGGCGAGGAACTCGCGGTTCGGGGGGATTACCGCGCCTTGCGCGAGGTAGGGAATCTGCGGCATGGAGATGGAGCCGGACCAGCCCACGCCGAAGCACGAGAGCACCCAGCTCACGCCGTCCAGCAGCGAGTTGAGGAACCAGCCCACGCCGCTTAGCCCTGAGTTGAGGGCCGAGATGAGGCCGTTCATGGCGCCCTTCGCGAGGTCGGCCCAGAAGCTGAACGTGAAGTACGGCGCGATGTGGGTGTCCCAGTAGTTCCTGATTCCCTGCCAGACCTCGGCGAGCTTGTCCTTGAGGAAGTTCCAGTTGACCGCTGCGGCAGTGATGAGCGACGCGGCGCCCGCAGCTATCAGCGCTACGCCCAGCGGGATGCCCACGCCCGTGAACACGAGGATGATGCCTATCACGATGAGCGACGCGCCGATGATGCCCATGATCGCGCTCACGCTGGACCTAACGCTCTCGGGCATCGTGTTCCAGTTGATCGTCGCGAGGTGGGCGAGGACCAGTGCTCCCGCTCCGATGAGCGCGATGCCCAACGGGAGGTTCGCTCCAGACAGGGCGAGGATTGCGCCTACCGCGAGCAACGCGGGACCGACGACGCCCTCGATTATCGCGAGCGTGTTTCGGATGTTGCTCGGCAGCTTGTCCCAGCCGAGCACGACGGAATGGGTGAGCCCAAGCGCGCCAGCAACGAGCAGCGCGATGCCCAGTGGAAGGTTCGCCCCTGAGAACGCGAGGACGGCGCCCACGGCGAGCATGGCGACGGACGTCACGAGCGTGATCACGCGGATGGTGTCCTCGATGGCGTTAGGCAGCGTGTCCCAGTTCAGGGCCAGCTCCGCGGCGAGCGTGACCGCACCCACGGCGAGCAGCCCCAGTCCCAGTGGCAAGTTCACGCCAGAGAGGGCCAGTATCGCGCCGATGGCCAGCAATGCCGCGCCCAGCACCTGCATGATGGTGGTCACGATGCCCTTCACGCGCGTGGACATGTTGCCCCAGTTGAGGGCCACCACGCCCGCGAGGGACGCTGCTCCGGCCGCCATGAGCGCGATGCCCAGCGGAAGGTTCGCGCCCGACAGCGTGAGCATCACGCCCAGCGCGAGTATCGCGCCGCTCAGTATCGTCATGAGCACGGTGAGGACGGCCTGCACCTGCGTCGGCACTGACGCGAAGTTGAGCGCCACCGCCGCCCACAGCAGCAGGGCGCCCGCCACCATGAGCCCCACGCCCAAAGGCAGGTTGACGCCCGAGAACGCGAGCACTGCGCCTATCGCTATGAGCACCACGCCCGTAAACACCAGCATGCCCGTTATGGCGTTGCGCACGCTCTCGGGCAGCGTCTCCCAGTTCTCCTGGTACACGGCGTAGATCATGAGGGCGCCTATCACCATGAGCGAGATGCCAACGGGGATGTTGATGCCGCTGAAGCACAGTATGGCGCCGACGGCGAGCAGCGCCGCGCCGAGTATCACCATGATCTCTGCCAGCTTGTCGGACATGGGGCCCACGTCCAGCGCCCCGAGGTCGGCCCCGCCGATACCGCCGCCACCGCCCGCGCCGCCACCGCCGCCGCCGTCGCCCAGCGAGTCGGCCACATCGTCCGCGTCATCGGCCTGCATCTGGTTCAGCTCGTCGAACGCCAGCAGGGTCTTGGCCGCCTTCTTCTGCTCATCCGCCAGCTTCTTGGTCGCCTTGGCCTGCTTGCCCAGCGAGCCAGCCGCGTCTCCCGCCGCCCCCGCGCCCGAAGCCGCCGCAGCAGCCGCTGCCTTGGCCTGCTCTATCGCTGCCACGATCTGCGTGCCGAAGATGCGGTCGACGATGGACGCCAGCGTGGTGAGCACCGCTATCACACCGTGTATGGCGCTGATGATGATGGGCGCCACGGCGTTGGCTATGCCCGCCGCGAAGCCGCCCGCCACGGCCTGCAAGCCGCGGAACGACGCCGCGTACGCCTCGTTCTTCTGCAACGCGCTGCCCACGGCGTCGCGGACGGCGCGCAGCCCCTGCATGATGACGTTGAACACGAACACGCGCTTGAGCATGCCGCCGATGCGCGCGGACAGCTTGTCGATGGCGTTGCCCGCCGCGTCCGCGCCGGCTTTGGTCGCGGTGCCGAGCTTCTGCCCGGCGGTCGCGCCCTTGCCCAGCTCGGCGGCGAGCGAGTCGGCCCGCTTGGTGGTGCTCTCCAGCTCGTGCCCGTAGCCAGCAGCCTGCTCGTCCAGCTTCTGCCATTGCCCGTTGAGCTTGTCGATGGCGCCCACCTGCTGCTCGAGCTTCTGCTGCGCCGCGTCTATCGCGGACTGGACGCCGCTCATTTGGCCCTGCGCCGCGAACCACGCGTCGGCGTCCTCGGGCGGGGTGTTGTTCAGCTCCGCCAGCTTCGCCTTGAGCGCGTCTATCTCGGCCTCTGTCTGGTGGATGGCCTCGTCCGCGGCGTCCATCTGAGCCTCGATGAACGACTTCTTGTCCTGCGTCTGCTCTAGCTTGCTCCTGAGCTGGTCGATGCGGCGCTCCGCGCGCTGTAGGTCCTTCGCCAGCTGCTCGTTGTCGAGCGCGGTGGAGAAGGTGATGGAGCCGTCGGCCATGTCTAGCCTCGCTTACGTCCAGTCGCGTAGGATTTCGGCCTCCTCCGCCGTGACGCGGCGCCTGAGGTCTACCATCTCGCGATGCTCCTTGTAGAATTGCTGGTCGGCCTTGTCGAGCTTCTTGCCCGTGGCCCGCTTCTTGCGGATGCCCACGACCTGCGCGAACGTGCAGTCGCCTATCTCGGAGTAGGCGCTGAGGAACGTCCACCAGTGCAGGTACTCGCACGAGCGGCACTCGTAGCCCAGCACGCGGTTCACGGGGCCGACGATGAGCGGGAAGTCCTGCTCCCAGTCCATGAGGCGCGGCTTGGGCGCCGCCCCCTCCTTGCGCTCCTCGCCACCCGCGATGAACCAAAGCACCCACTGCATGGCCTCGCGCAGCGCGTCGCGCGGCAGGTCCATGACGTCCACGAACATGATGCGCAACACGAGCGCGGCTCGCGTGCCCTCGTCCAGGTCGGGGTCGCCCATCACGGCAATGGCGTCGAGCGCGGCGCGGAAGTCGCTCCGCACTCCGTACTCGACGCCATCGATGGTCGCTGTGGTGGGCAGGTCGTAGCCCGCCACGGCCTAGCCCCTCTGGTACTTCTTCATGAGCTTGTCGTACTTCTCGCCGTACGCCCTCATGCGCGGGTCGGCCTTCTCGCCCTCGTCCGCGAACGCCGCCTCGATCTCGTCCGCAACGGCGAACATGAAGTTCATCCAGACGGGAAGCCCGCTCGCGAGCGCGTAGCAGTTTGTCGCGCCGAAGAGCGCGTCGGACACGCCCTCGCCGAACATGTCGTCCAGCTTCTCGCGCATGTCGCGGTCGCGCTCCTTGGCGTAGGCGAACATCCCCTCCTTGTCCTCGCCGATGGCGTCCACCTTCTTGCGGAACTCGTCCTGCCGCTCGTCCAGCTCGGTGAGCGTGCGGTAGAAGCGCTCGATGAAGGTGGCGTCGGTGGGGTTGAAGCGGATGGTCGCCGCTCCGTTGACGTCGTATTCGACCACGCCTGAGTCGAAGCTGAGGGACTTGGCCATGTGTTACCCCTTCCTATGGGTGTGTGTGGAGAGTTGTCGCTTAGGCAGCGGGCGTGAACGTGATGGCGCCGCCCGTGCCCTTGGACGCGGTGCCCGTCTGGCGAGCGCCGCCGTAGGTGATCTCGAGCGGCATCTCGATGTTGCCGCCGCCCTCGCCGCCGATGGACGTGGGGCGCACCATCGACTGCGGGTAGCGCTCCGCGAACGGGGACGCCGCGGTGCCCGCGTAGAAGTGGACGATGAGGACGTCCATGTTCGAGAGGGCCTGCGGGTTCTGCTCCTTGACGCCCTTGGTCCAGATGGCCTCGTACGCCGCGTCGCCCTCGGACAGCTTCACGCCGTCGAAGCTCTGCGTGATGACGGGGTTCTTCATCGTGCTGTAGGTGTTGCCCAGCACGTCCTGCGTGGTGTCCTCGCCCCAGTCGTATTCTGCGGAGCTGTTCTCCACGCGGGTGCCGATGGCGCTCCACGTGGGGGAGGAGCTGGAGCCCGTGTTGAGGTAGGCGATGAGCATCTCGCGGGCGATGGTCTGCCCTGCGGGAGTGTTGAAGGTAGGGTCGTTAGCCATTCCTTACCCCTTTCGGTAGTGTCTTTCGAACGTGACGGACAGCTGGATGGCGTAGACAGCCGTGCCCTCCTCGTCCGCCGAGTAGATGGCGCCGTTCTGCGCCGTGATGCGCTCGGTGCGCGGCTCGTCGCCGAACGTCGGGGCGGCGCCGCACACGCTGCGCTGCTGGACCCACTCCTGGAATCCCATCTGCCACTCGGCGTTGGCGAGCGCGCCCGCGTCGTCCCCGGGCGCCTTGGTCATAACCGTGTAGAGCGCGAAGTTGTACTGGTTCTCCACGGTGACGTTGCCCAGCAGGTCGGCGCGCCGCCGTATCTCGACCAGCCCGCTCGGGAACAGGCCCGCGGTGGCGGGCACCCTATCGGCGTAGTCGATGTCGAGCTGCGAGAGGACGTCGAACGCGGGGTAGCTCGCGATGAACTCGCGCATGGCCTCCAGCGCCGTCAGGCCCTCGTCCCAGTCGAAGTCGCCGCCGTCCAGCACCACGTCGTCGCGGTTGCCGTCCACGCGGCTCTCAGCGTCAAGAGCCATGTATCCTCCTCGCGTACTCTGTGACCTCGGCGGCTATCGCGTCGCCCTCGTTGGCCATGAGCGTCTTGTCCCAGTGGTCGCCCGCGTAGGGGTTGACCGTGCGGGTGTAGTTGAGCGGCTCGCCCGTAGGAACGGGGTGTGCGCCCCTGCGGTAGCGGAACTCGCCCGTGAAGTTGCCGTCCTCGTCGTGGAGCGGGTACGGCCCGCCGCCCTCGGGGTCGCGCATCTTGACGCCCACGTAGAGGTAGCGGGCGTACGGCGCGTCGACCACGATGGACGCGGGGCCGTCCTGCGTAGTGAGCGCGGTGGCGGTGGTGCCGCTCAGCCACGGCATGTAGCGCCGCATGCGGAGCAATATGCGCTGCGTGGTGAAGGACTGGACGCGTCCGCGCTCGTCCACGCCCAGCGAGCGCATGGCCTGCGCCACGGTGGGCATCTTGACGTCCACTTTCACGTCCAGCATCTCAGCCACCCGCCTCCACGTGGACGACCTCGCCGCGGTACCACTTGGGGTCCACCGACTTTATGACCACGAGGCCGTCCACCTTCGTGGGGACCAGCTCGCGCCAGCCCGCGTCGTCCGCGCACTCAGGCCCCTCGCCCGCGAGCACCTTGTCGCCCACGTAGAGCGGGACGTCGCCAGGTATCACGAGCAGGAAGCCGTTGGACTCGCTGGAGCCCGTGCGGTTGACGTTGAGGACCTTCTGGAAGTCGAGGAACGCGCGGCTGTACACGGTGCGCTCCACGGCGTCCTTGCCGCTGCGGTGGTACACGGTGACGGTCTGGTCGCACAGGCCGTATCGGTCGCGCGCCATGTCAGACCACCACCAGGCACACGTGCAGCCACGGGCGCACGGAGTCGAGCAGCGCCTGCTCCACCCCGTGCGGCATGGCCTTGGACGCGTCGCCGTAGGTGACGTGCACGGAGCCGATGGACTCGGACGCGACGCCCGCCGCGCCGTCCATCACGCTCTCGTGCGCCTGGTACACCTCGGCCATGGCGCAGACGGCCATGTCCTCGCACCCGTCCGCGTCGCCCAGCGGCGTGACCTTGGATAGCGCCTTGAGCCGTTCGAGCCTTTGCGCGGCGCGGCGCATGAGCCGCGGCCAGTCGGCCTCGGCGATGGACGCCCCGCCGTACTCGCCCGCGTACGTCTCATAGGCTACGCTGCGCGGCATGTCTTACTCCTCGTACTCGGGCGCGGTGCCCTGGGCGGCGTTGGCGCCCGCGACGTAGATGCCGGGGCGCTTGTTGCGCAGGCCCACGACGCCGAACACGCGGCGAATCTGGGTGAGCCAGTTGTCGCCCTCGGTGTGGGTGCCGGGCGCGAACGTGTAGGTGACGGCGCGCTTGACCACGTAGCGCACGGTCTGGAGGCCGCCGGAGATCACGAGCATGTCGATGCCATCGGGCAGGCGCTCGCCGGCGTCCTCGAACAGCTCGAAGTCGTTGTAGCGGCCGATGGAGTCGACGATGGTGCCCTCGTTGCTCCACTCGCGGTTCGTGGCGTCCTCGAGGGCGGCCACGGCATTGGTGGACAGGTAGACGTCGCCGCCCGCGAGTCCGTGCTTGCGGAGATGCGTGCGGGCCTCGCGGAACGCGCTCTTGACGTTGGTCTTGGTGATGGCCGCAGCGGTGCCCTGGGCGCCGCCCGCCATGGCCTTGACGTCGGAGAAGAACTGCTTGTCGAGCCACGGCGCGAAGATTGTGCGGTCGTACTCGGACGCGGCGTTGACGGTAAGCAGGCCAGCGGTGTCGATGTCGTCCACGGCGTCGACGGTGAAGACCTCCTGCTTGTCGTACGCGAGCGTGTACGGCGTGTACTGGAGCTTGATGTCGTTCTTGGTGGCGAACTGGTCGTAGTTGTTCGGCGTGGTCTGCTCGGGGAAGCTGATCTCGGGCACGAGCACGGTGCGGTTGCCCGCGAACTCCTCGCCGCCGGTCTGGTAGCGGGTTGCGAACATCTGGCCCATGAGCAGCTCGTCGATGGTCTCGAGGTACTCCTTGGGGAAGCTGATGGAATTGGGCATGTTTACCTCCTAATGTTGGGTAGCTTGCCCTGCGCGGCGGCCTTGGCCCTTGCCTTGAGGTCGTCGGACGTGGGCGTTGGCGCTCCGTTCGGGCGCGCGCCCGTGGAGCCTGTCTGGGTCTGGCGGAAGAGGTAGGGGCAGTCGGCCTTGAGCGCCGCCACGTCGCCCTTGTAGTCGTCCAGCAGCGCCTTGGCCGCCTTGGCGTTCACGCACCCCTCCACCTCGAGCGCGTGCGTCACCTTCTCGTCGGCGAGCTGCGCCTCGAGCGCCTCCACGCGCTTGAGCGCGTCCGCGCCCGTCTCGGCCTTCTTGCCCGCCTCCTCGAGCTGCGCCTTGAGCGCCGCGATCTCGTCGTCCTTGGACTTCATCTCGCGCTCGTAGCGGCCCTTGGAGATGGCGGGCTCGCCGTGCTTGTCGGTGAGCTGCTCGCCGCCCTGCGTTGTTGGCTCGGTGGTGGGTGCGCTGGCACCATTGCCCGTAGGCTCGGTGGTCGGCTCGGTGGTCGTGTTGTTCTCGTTGGTCTCTGCCATTTGCTGTTCCTTTCTCCGGGGTTTGTCTGCGCGGTTCTCTCCGCGTCTCGGCTGGCCTTTCTGCGCTGGCCGGGCGTATGTGCGAAGCGGGGCGCACCCCGCGTGTCGCTGATTAGGTGGTTCTCGGGCCACTGCCCGGGAGCCTCTTGCGCGGCATGTCGCCCGCCCACTCGCGGGACACGTCGCGCGTGAGCACTTGGTCGTGCTCGTCGATGAAGTCGAGCAGCCGCCGCTGGCGCGCCTTCATGAGCGCCTTGGCCTTCTGCGCGTCTGTGAGCGACTCGGGCGTGCGCTGCACCTCGTAGGCCCTGCGCGCCGCTTGGTACTCTCGTTTCGCGTCACGCAGCGCCCGCTCGTAGCCGCGCTGCTTCTGCGTGAGCTCGTAGACCTCCGCTGAGTCCATGCCGCTCGGGTGCCTCGGGCGCGGCTCGTAGGCGTGGGGAAGCCCGGGGAACCACGGGCCGAACTGGTGGCGGCAGTTGACGCCGCACAGGCGGTCGCCCAGCGCGCCGTGGTCGCCCGTGCCGTAGTAGCCCGTGGCCTCGCCGAAGTCGCGGTACCGCGTGCCGTCCACCTCCACGTCGCCGCGGAGCGAGTAGCAGCGGCCCTCCCAGTCCTGGTGGGACGGGCGGGCGCCCACGTGGCTGGACACCTCCACGAATCCGCAGCCGCTCTCGTCGCAAAGCTGCAAGGAGCGTGTGGCGCACGCTTGGCTGAGCTGCGAGCGCACGTGGCGTCGCACGGCCACGTCTGCGCGGCTCGCCGTGGTGAGGTCGCCCGTGGTGGGGTCCTTGTACTGGATGACGTCGATGCCGCGCCGCGCTAGGCTGCGGGTTGCCCTGCGTATCGCCTCGGGGTACCCCATGGCGCCCGTGCCCACCTGCGTGACGGCCCACGCGCTCTCGCGGTAGAACGCCTGCGTGGCGCCCATCGTCAGGGCCACGTTGTCGCGCTCGAGCATCTCGGTCACTGTGCGCACCACGCGGGCCATCTCCACCGTCGTGACGGACGGCAGCTCAACGCCCAGCGCGGCCTTTATCGCCGCGAGGTCGTGCGCGTCGGAGCGGCGCATCGCGTCCTCCACCTCGCGCAGCACGGCGCGGCTCACCTCGCCCCTGTGCCGCTGGACGATTGCCCGCAGCTTGG